CTAACCCACCTTCATTTCCCTCTATAAACCTCCCTGAAGCCCCTGGATTACCCGGTCCTGTACTGAGTATCCCAAGGGCTGAATTACCTTCTTACAGACCGCTTGTAGTACCTCCTAGCGTACTTAGACCTCCGCCAGGAATAGAGGGAATAGACACTACAGACGAAGCTCCTGAAAAAGAAACAAAAACTCAATCTCCAAAACCTACAGCTCCTACACTTCCGCCACTTCCATCTGAAGCTCAAGTAGTAGAGATTCCTTTTACAGATGTAGAGGTTCCTTTGCCTTCTACTATCATCATGACGACTGCAGTTACTACAGCATTTATTTCTGTAGGTGCCACCCTAATTGCCACTTCGTTGTTCAAATACATTGTAATGATTTCGAAGCCAATTATTAAACAGGCATGGAACAAGATAACGAAAAAAAGGCAGGATTCATTAAATTCGTCGTCCTCGTCTGGTCAGCCGGTCTCTTGACTGCAAGCTACGCAGGATGGATGCCAAAGATGGATCCTACTTATGTCGCATCAATACTGAGCGGCACACTTGCAACCTTCTCTATCTCACGCGAAAAGAAACAATGAAAAAGCTTTTATTGCTTTTGCTTCTTGCTAGCCCAGCTGCAGCACAACAGGTAACCCCGAACTTTACTCAGGGTTCAATGCAATCAACTACCACCACCACGGTTGAAATTGATCGGACGATTGCGACCGAAATCTATGGTGGTGCATATTCATCATGGTCTGGAACAAACGTAACACCAAGTGGAGATATCTCAAATTCATCCACAACATTTTCTGTACACACAGCTGGAGATCAGTTTCAACTAGAAATTGTGACCAGGGCAGCAGGTGTAATCGAGACAATCGATATCGACGAAACAATCGAGCAGGTCTCTACTACTACCTCCTTGTCAGTCTTCTCTCAGTAAGTCCTGCTTACGCTGAAGACCCAAAGGTACAGAACACATCTAATCCCGTGGCTGCTGCTACGGGCAACGTGACTAACCAGGCGGTTCAGTTCCAAAACAACGGAGCACCGTCACGTCAGTATTTCAGTGGTAACAACAGCTGCAACGGAACAACGATGCAGTTTTCACCCTTTTATATGGGTAATGACACGTTACCTTACGACTCTACTGGTTATGTCAGAAGCAATAATTTTGGCGCACAGCTAAATTTTTCCGTCCCACTTGATGGTGGAATGATAGAAACCTGTAAAGCTATCGCCAGAAAACACGAACAAAAAATGCGGCTTGATTACGAGCTAGTTCGTGCAATTAAATGTACAGAGATTATGAGAGTCGGGTTTACTTTTAGACCTGGCAGTCGTGTCGAATCACTATGCAACGACATCGTACCTATCGTCTCTCTTACTAAACCAAAGAAAACAAATACCATTCCAAACTGGTAATGCTTGAAGCAACAGTGACAATAGTCATCGCTGCTATTGCTGGCGGTGCAGCTTTAAATAATAGATTACATCAAAGAGTTAATAACGTGCATGACCGTATTAGTGGTCTTGATCGACGTATTGACGCAATTGAACTAGGTGTTGCTACTGACTACGTGTCAAAAGCAGACCTTTCGGTAATGACTAAGCGGATGGAAGATCACATGATTCGCATTGAAAGCAAATTAGATCAAATCGTATTGAGAAATAGTTAATGCCACACGATAAGCAACACGAACCAAGCCGTTTAGACGGCCCTGAAGATCGTAAACCCAGAGGACCAATTCCCGGTGGTGGTACTAATCCATTCAGGAAAGCTCATAAAAAACTAAAAGGCGAACGCCCAAATTACAACGTATGACTTACAAACTAGTAGATACCATTCGCGGCAAGGTGCTGCAAGAGTTTGACTCTAAAGAAGCTGCTGAAAAAGCACTGGGTCATCAATCAGTTCTAGATAACAACGTAGTTGAGTTACAAGTTTCTGCTCCAAAGAAGAAAGCCACCAAAAAGGTGAAGGCTGATGTCGAAGCAGCAGAATAAAGCTACAGAGAATCAGTTTAACGAACTCCACAGTCTTGTAACAGAAGAATTTTTGAAGCGAGTCAAGTCTGGCGAAGCTACTACTCAAGACTTAAAAGCAGCTTGCGATTGGCTAGCTAAGAACGACATTAGCGGTGTTGCCTTTGAAGGCAATCCGTTGTCAAAGCTAGCAAGTGTAATGCCGTCTATTGATCCCGAATTAGTGCAGAGCAGACTCTATGGCCGCAGGTAAAACGTCTACGTATTACAAGAACAACCCTGAAGCTCGTAAGAAAAGACTGAAGCAACAGGCTAAATACAACAAGACAGCAAAGGGACTAAAGATCCGAACTAACGCTAACAAGCTAAATCGGAAACTTGGTACTTATGGCAATGGTGACGGCAAAGATGCCTCACATACAGGTCCGAATAAAGGAAAGCTAGAGAAACCCTCTACTAACCGCAGACGACCACGCCTAAAGATCAAATACGCATGACCCCTTTACTTCCAACTCCTGAACATTATCTACACAACCTAATAACCATGACATCCTCTGAAGCGAAGCGCCTTTGGAGGCGCAGCATCAAAGAACATTTTGGCTGTACATGTGTTTATTGCGGAACTACTTATGAATTACATCAACTCACTTTGGACCACGTTCTCCCTCGCAGTAAGGGAGGTGAAGACATCTCATCGAATGTTGTATGCGCGTGTGCCAGATGCAATCAGGACAAAGGAAGTGAACATTGGCGCTCTTGGATGAGAGAGCGATTCGGACAAAACCTTCTTAGGGAAGGACTAATACTTTCACATATTAATTAAATGCATAAAAACGGACACAAGAAACCAGTAAAGCAAACAAAACCTCGTCCTAAGAAGAAAGGGTACTGAACAACTAATTAATTACACGCCCCCGCAAGGGGGCTTTTTTTATGTCTAGTCATGGACCGGAATTAAATAAACTACACGACATTGCACACGATTTACTTTTAACAGCAGAAGACGAGCTAGTTAAAGTACAAAAGGCGACAGGCAAAACGCCTTCTGAACTTAAGCGAGTAAGGAAAGCACTTAGCAATATTGATTGGAACCCTCAAGCCTACGGAGATTTAATTGAAAACTCTCTAGCAAAATACGGGTACGATCATAAACCTCTTCAAAAAGCAATTCGCAGAATGGAAGAGGATACGATGAGAGCTTATATGCTTTTATCAGACGACACTATTCACCATTTAGTACAACAACGTACAGGTGGTTCTTTACGATCTGATCCGAGCGTAATTAGGGGAGCTGTCAGACGACTAGAAGATATGTTTGGCATGGAATTTGCTCAAAGTACTGGTCAATTTGGCAATGTGCGTGGAGACTTATCTTTTTCAAACTTTGCACATAAATCAGATAACAACGCAAGTGGATTAGAAAGACAAACAATTCCAAAAAATCCTGACCCTAGTACTACGGCTCATGCACAAGGAACCGCTGGATTTTCTAAAGCACTGACTGCTGCTGAACAGGCTGATGAAGATGCGCTAGTCGAAGCACTTGCTCCGAGAGTTAGGGCACAGATTGATATGGCTGAAAATGCCATCATCACTGATTCACCACGCGTGCAAGCGGTAAGAAATGCAGACCCTAGACTTGCTGATGCATACAAACCTACAAATACTGCAGAAGATATCGCAGCAATGCGACCTATTGCCAGATCACCAGAACTTCGTCCAAAAATCATCGAAAGTTACCAAGAGTTGATTCTTGACAAAGGTGGAATTAGGTTGCAGCGAAAACTAGCTAGACAATTTGCTGATGCTGCAGGTGAAATTCCAGTAGCTGGTTTAGTAGCTGGTCCTGTAGCTGGAATGTTGCTAGGGCAATCACCAGCAGAAGCAGCAGGCGATGCAATACCCTTTATTAGTGAAATTGAATCTGACAACACTGCTGATGTTAATAGGACAGGCAACTTGTTTGTAGATAGAAAGACAAATATGGTTATGCCTACTCCTGAAACAGTGGATCAAGGTAAACAAGGTTTGGCTTATAAAGATGGTAAACCTGTAGCTGTACCTTACGGCTCAGTTGCTGGTGAACAAAGTACAGGTGATATGGCTAAAGCATTTGTCAATCAAGTGTACGAAGTAAATAAAAAAAGACTTCTTGATTTTGCTGGTGGTGGTGCAAGATTTGTATTAGGAATTGATGGTATATGAATAACGTCTTAGAGGCGTTGCAGGAAGACTTCAAGCTGTTTCTCCAAGCCTTATGGGGACAGCTTGAATTACCTACTCCTACACGCGCACAATATGCAATTGCAGACTATCTACAACACGGTCCTAAGCGTCTACAGATTCAAGCCTTCCGAGGAATCGGTAAATCTTGGATTACAGGTGCGTTCGTGTTGTGGACTCTGTTCAAAGATCCAGAAAAGAAGATCATGATTATCTCTGCATCTAAAGAACGTGCAGATAACATGTCTATCTTCTTACAAAAACTAATCATTGAGACGCCTTGGCTCTCTCACTTACAACCTAAATCAGATGATAGTCGCTGGTCTCGTATTAGCTTTGATGTTAATTGTTCTCCTCACCAGGCCCCCTCAGTCAAATCAGTAGGTATTACTGGTCAGCTGACGGGTAGTCGTGCAGATCTCATGATTCTGGACGACATTGAAGTTCCTGGCAACTCAATGACGGAAATGATGAGGGAGAAACTCCTTCAACTCTGTACAGAAGCTGAATCAATCCTTACTCCTAAAGATGACAGTCGAATTATGTACTTAGGTACTCCTCAGACTGTCTTTACCGTCTACAGGAAGCTTGCAGAACGTAACTACAGACCTTTCGTATGGCCAGCACGTTTCCCACGCTCCCTAGCTAACTACGAAGGACTCATAGCACCTCAATTACAAGAAGATATTGATCAAGGTGCAGAGAAATGGCAAGTAACTGACCCAGATAGATTTAATGATGAAGACCTTATTGAACGTGAAGCAGCAATGGGCAGAAGCAATTTCATGCTTCAGTTCATGCTTGATACCTCACTTAGTGACGCTGAAAAGTTCCCCCTTAAAATGGCTGACCTTATCGTCACTAGTGTCAACCCAACTACTGCACCCGAATCCATCGTTTGGTGCTCAGACCCTCAAAACGTCATCCGTGACGCTCCCACTGTCGGTCTACCTGGAGATTATTTCTACTCTCCAATGCAACTCCAAGGAGATTGGGGGGATTTCTCCGAAACTATCTGCTCGGTCGACCCGTCGGGTCGTGGATCAGATGAAACGGCTGCAAGTTATCTCTCCCAACGCAACGGTATCCTGTACTTGCACGAAATGCGAGCTTATAGAGACGGATACTCAGACAATACGCTTCTGGACATTCTAAAAGGTTGTCGTAAATATAACGTCACTAAGCTTGTCATCGAAACTAACTTCGGTGACGGTATCGTCGCTGAACTATTCAAAAAACACCTCATAAATACTAAACAAGGAATTGATGTCGAAGAAGTCCGAGCAAATGTCAGAAAAGAAGACCGTATTATCGACACTCTGGAACCCGTTCTCAACCAGCATCGTCTTGTTGTGGATCGCTCTGTTATTGATTGGGATTACTCCTCCAACAAACAAGCCCCTCCTGAAGAACGTCTGCTATACATGCTCTTCTATCAGATGAGTCGTATGTGCCGCGAAAAAGGCGCAGTAAAACACGATGACAGACTTGACTGCCTTGCTCAAGGTGTTAAATATTTCACAGACGCAATGTCTATCTCTGCTCAAGAACAGATAGCTTTCCGTAAAAATGAAGAGTTCTTAGACATCCTTAGAGCTTCAATAGAAGACCCTCAAGGGTCAGCTAATCACCTCGTATTAGGCCTAAATAAAGAACAAAGACAACAAGCTAATGGTAATTCAAGAAACCCTGTCCCTAACTGGGTTTAAGAGCGGTCCCTGACTTATACAGGGAGAGGAGAGGGTGGACTCCTCTTTCTGTACTAGGGGGAGACAACCTTCCCCTTTATTAATGTCCAGGTGAACGAAGTGAACGGACATTCTGTAAGCACCTCCAGAAGGTGGTTAAACCAAAAGACACAAACTTGAACTAACTACTTATTGATCTTTGATATACATCGTTTATATCATCTATCAATTCCGTGATTAACTCCACTACATACATATATGAAACGTATACCATTCCCACTCAATGATAAAGACTTCATCATCGAATATCACAAGACTAGAGAAGGTCCTAATGGATTTATGTGTTACTACAAGAATGCAGCAACATACCGTTTAGATCCTTTAGAAGCTTGGCGTACCTTAGGTGTAGCTAAGTTCACAGATACAGGTAAGGCACTTAAACAATGGTGTCTTGATATGGATGAACAACATAAAGGTTATGGTCTTCCTGATGAATTGAAAGAAGATAAGTTCTTTGATGTCCCTGAACCTAATGATAATACCAAAATGGTGGTGTGATGCTTACTATATGGAACCATGTATCTGCTTTTGCTTCTGTTATTCTGCTTAATTGTTTTACACCTGCTAATTGGACATATTGTGTGGCGGTAGATCAGTGGTTTCCTCCTTATGTCGAGGATGTCAAGCAGGTTTGGTGTCAGAAACCGTATGAATCTGAGTTAAAATACCTCGATAAATTTTGACATAATTTTCTGAACCCTATTACGGTGGGGAGTGGACGGAAATTACCCCCATGGGGAGGGTGTATAGGGCGCACGCGACTGTTACTGGCGTGCAAATCACTGCTATCTAACACGAATCAGTGTCAATTACGTGCCACTACCTCTCTCTCAATCTCACACAATCTGTCCCGATAACAATTATTATTTATAATATGCAGCGATACGATATCATATCATTATGATTGCACGTGCTAAGTATATTCACAAGCATCACGTACCCAGTAACACACAAGGAGACACAGTTAGATGCAACAACCAATGGACGCAACAAAGATAGTGAAGTGCAAAGTATGTGGAGCTGATGTTATCTGCAATGCAAACTATCCCATCACAGAGTTAACGTGTAAGGAGTGCAGAGCATCAACCAATCCATCAGTGGACAGTTGACAAAGAGTCCACTCATCCACCCAAACACGTTCACGCTGTGCCATACTGACTGAGTCAGGGGGAGAGAGACAAGCTCAACCTCTGCACTGGTGGACAATCCACAAGCTGTCCACATTTCCACCCAAAGCTCGTCAGAGCTGCTATGCTTACAGCATCGACAGTCAACCACTACCCAACACTTCATTTGACAGACGAGCAACTGCAACGCATTCACGACGCTGAACTTGAGGCATACGAAGCGTGGATGAATGACGACAGTCAGCATCTAGAACCACGCGACAGACAGTTACTCATTGCTGGTTTAATTGGTGAGTATCAGTATCTATGTCACGATGACGCTGACATTGATGACATGACACCAGCAGAGCATCACGCCTTGCTTGTTAACTACACAGATGCTGAACTCATCGAAGATTCAGACATTGTTGAGTCACCTTACGAAACAGCAGAGGAGTTCTACGACACACACTCTTCTTATGTTCCTGTTGAGTATCAAGTCAACTAAACTGTCCACTTGTGAACATCTCCCAGAGTCATTCCATTAGGTTGACTCTCTGAGGTTATTCACAACCTCTTACACACTATCCACAATCATTATGTTTTTTACTCCTTCTTCACGCAACGCTGTTAAGTCTTCTGCCATCAAAGACATTGAAGTAAACCAGAAAACTAATCAAGCTGTTGTCACTTACAACAACGGCAGACAGTACCTTTACAGCGGTATTTGTGAAGATGCGATGTTTGATGTCATCTTCGGACAAGTCAAGAGCTTCGGCAAGTGGGTAAACACTGCACTCCTTCAAGATGCTGATGTTTCCACCTTCGAGCTTGCTTGATTCATCACCCACCAGTTCACTCAATTATCTATCCACTAATGCACAATCCTTTCACTTTCAACACTATTCAACGTCCTTCTGATGCTGTCAAAAGTATCACCACTGATTTGCTTGGCGGTATGGTTCTCGTTGAGTACAGCAACGGTGAGAACTATTCTTACTCCGATGTATCACGCCGTGCAATCCTCAATCTTTTGATGCAACCCAACATCAGTCTAGGTTTCTGGGTTAACGATGTTCTGTTGGCAAGTGATGCTAAGTGCGCCACTTATGGCAGCTGTGAGCATCTTGCTTGGATTGCTTGATTAGTTAGTTTCACACGCACACCTTTTACTTAATCTAATGACTGCCACTATTTTGCCACGTTCTACAGATTCGTTTGAGGTTTGGTATGACAACCTTGACGAGGATAAGCAACTACTTGCTGATGAGATTAACGACAGAATCTCCAATAGCTTCGATGAGGATGATTATGAGAAGTTCATCGACTTGCTTGATGACTACGGCATCACCACTGCTGAACAATTAAGCGATGCTCTTTGGTATTCAACAGAGGGCACAGCATTTGTAACACCAGAGGCAGAGTTTGCTGAATTCATTGAGACAGAAATCAACTGCACTGCCATACCTTCTCACCTTGAAGGTTGCATTGATTGGCAAACACTTTGGGATAGCTATTATCGCTTCGATTTCTTCTCTTTTGAATACGATGATTACACCTATTTCTTTCACAACAACTTCTGATTAGTTTGTGATACATAAGCTGTCCACTTACGGACAGTTTAATTTTTTTCCTTACCTTTTCCACAATCACCAGGGACGCAGCTATGTATTTAATTGTCCACCGTAGTGATGAGGGCAAGCGCCAAGTAATCACACGCGAGCGTGATTGGTTTATGACCATTCAAGCTAAAAAGTATTACGAGGGCTTTCACGGTAAGGGGTACATCTTCATCGACTTCATCAAATGACTATCACTGAACGTAACTACAAACTTTGTGGATTGCGAGAGCAGATGGCGCACTATAACCGCCAAGCGGACTGGTGCAGAGAAGAGATAGCGCGAGTCAATCGTGCTTACAAAGACCAAAATCTTGACCTTTATTCGGAATTATTTGGTAATGACTGAATCAGCTGCGACTTTCTGTTTCTACAACCACAACGAACGCATGGAGGTTCTCAATGCTTTGACTTGTTATCGCAAGAAACTCAAAGAAGAGCAAGAGATGCCAACCAATGTGAGAGCAACAGTTCTAGATCAAATCATTGATGACTTCCAATCATTCACCCTTGCAAACTAATGCTTACAGAACTCCCTATTCACAGAAAACCACTTCCGCAAATTTGGATTGAGGACAATCATTTCATCATTGAATCATCATCATTCAAGTATGTGATTAAAACCACAACAAACTCAAGAAAGAAAAAGGAACAACCTTTAAACATCTTGTTTTCTTTGTGTAAAAAGATGGATGCAAAAGCTATTGAGTCGACTTATGCCAACTGAAACCACAATCATCTTAGCCGTTGTTGGAATGCTGGGCTTATTTGCTACAGCAACAGTCTGGCAACGCGCTAATCGTATCACCTCTCGTTACTACAACAAATGAGCATTCGTCAATCAACCAACCTCAATCTCTATCTTGAGGTGATGAACGTCATGTATTTTGAGCACGAAGACTCAATCTATGTAGACGACTGCGACGACAACTCGATTCAAATCCACGGTTGTACACCAGACAATATGGTGCAATTAATGAGGAATCTTGTTTGTAGTAGTGACAGCTCAATCAGGCTAAACACTATTAAGCCTCACTCAGTAAAAATGTTACGTGATTTAAACGAAAAGCTCATCGCAATGTTTTCAACTTACGACGGCAAATCAACTATGAAAGGAGAGTAACTATGACACCAGCATTCATCCACTACATCAAATCAAAGCATGGACGCAACCAGCGAATCGCCAAACAATACGAGCACAGAAAAACCAAAGCATAAAATAATCGATCAAGATTACTTTATCAAGAATGCAATCGGTTGTTGGTTGCATCATTTCCCAGACCACAAATGGGCACCTATCTATCGCGAGCTGCAAAACCGCGATTTTTCTATATCTAAGGAGCCACAAGTTGTCAAACCTAGAAGAGCACGAAGACGCAAACCAAAAGTATCAACTTGATTCACACTCGTTACGAGAGTATCAAGTAACACTGTCTAGTGGTGAACAGATCTATATCTTAGCCGCCAATTCCATGGACGCAGCATATTCTGCATTGGAATTGTCCGAAGACAGAGATGCAAACCTATTAAATGTGAGTCAAGTAGATGAATGGTAAGCCTAAACGTAAAAAGTATTTTGCAAATAATTGGAAGTATTACAGGGACGCACCTGCTGAATTGTTCCATGACCACCTATTTGAGGAGGTAATGGAGTGGAAAGTGCAGGGATGGGAGTTACCACCTGATGTGTGCTGCATCATCAGAGCGACACATCTCAAAACAAAGAAGGTTAAAGAGTACGTCTACAAGCGCCCAGCTGCTGCAGATAAAAAGTTAGTTGAATTTTGTAAAGCCAAAACACACGATCTTTGTATCACCACCCATGAATCACAACAGTACATCGGACCCATGCCAGAAGGTTATGACGAGGGGGACGTTTAATTTTCTTTGCGATACTTTGCAAGAGGAAATCTTAATGCATCCGCACAAAGATGAGTTGATGCAATTGATACAAGATCAAATGTGCGACGACGTTTTGTAATCCTCGATACTTTTGACTATGTTCTCATCGATACAGTGATAACAACTCTCATCATGGGGCAATTACTTGAAAAGACTTTCGTTCTCCATGTCTGACCAATGCGCTCAATTACTCAAAAGTGCATGTGCTCTTAAGGGAATAAACATGAATGATTGGATTCACCAAGTTGTATGCGAGGACTTTCACAAACGTGCATTTGAGGACCAACAAATACAGCAAATGGTGCTAGCTGGCACCTATCAACCAGGAAGCCCAGCATATTCTCTCAAAGAATCAATTCAGGACTCATTAACTTGAACATTGCCTCCTTCGGGGATTTCTACTTCGGCATCGATAAGGAATCCTTTACTGATGTGTCTGTCCACTTGTGGAGATTTCGTTTAGAATATGGAGGCCCGCGACCTTCAGCCCATGGACCCAGCAAGGGGTCTAGTCACAGACGACAACGCTCTAATGGTTTTCCGAGCCATTGAAGTTGTCCGTTCATTAGGCATCGACCAGGGGGACACCACCAAACCCCGCGACATGCCGTTGCAAGCCCTTCAATGCTTTCTATACATCTGCTCTCATGACAAATGTCATAAGTCACGTATGGAGCAGGACATGGGATTGAGCACAGCATCAGGTAGTCGTAACACTGACTACTTATGTGCTCAAAACAGATTCAAGGTCGCAGGCTTAAATCTCATAACCAAGGAGGTAGACCCACTCAACAAACGTAGAACAATTCTACGACTGACGCCGTTAGGCACTCGCGTAAAAAACGACCTAATGAATGAATTAAATGGACTTCACAATCATTCCTGAACTGGAATACAAACCACCAAAAAGCATCAAAACCTTTTCAGAAGGGTTTTTCCACACACTCCAAACACTTGACACTTGGAGAGAATCTGAAAGTTCCGGTAACGGTAACAACATCAGAAACTTCCATA